ATGACTCGAGAAGATAATTTATTTGACTTAAACCTCTCATATTATTTGGAGCTTTCTTTTGCTCGGGTTACAGGTCGTCTAGATTACGCAATCACGGCAATCATCCTTCTCTCGAGTTGCTCTGCATTTGCATGGTTAGCTGGGACTAGAATTTTTGCTGTAATCATTGCGATACTCACAGTCATACAACTCGTTTATCAGTTTGGTAAGAAATCTGGCGGGGCCCAGGAACAAGCAAGGCGCTACCAACAATTGATACTCAATGCCAGTCGTTTAAGTGCGGATGAATTACATCAACAGCGACTTGATATTGAAAAAAACGATTCAGACGCGTGGTCTGTATTGCATCCAGCTGCCTATAAAAGAGCTGCTCTTGTGTTAGGACTAGAAGATCAAACTCAGCCCTTAACGAAATTTGAGTGGATATTCTCTTTTATCGGTGGAAATCTGCCAAAAAGGTAAACTTATGAGCCAAAAGCCAGAGCCAAAAAAAGTAGAAAGTGTTCAGTGCTTCGATCACATGCCCATGAATTTGCGTCCTCAGCAAAAACCTGCGCAGCCCACTAACCAAACATCAAATGCTGGGAATGGTAAAAAGCCTTAGGGATATCCAGATTGTTAAAGAGCAAGCGTCCTGCGGGGCGCTTTTTTATTGCCAGCGAATCATCCCATCTTCATACGCGTGAGGCGGCTACTGCGTGGGCGTCCAGCCTGTTCGCTCTTGATTATTAAATCTAAAATAACTTAGATTAAAGGTCAAGCAGAAAACCTAAACTTATTTAGATTTTCTGGGGGGGAAGTGTAATTATTTGCGGCGCATCATGCGGCGGTGTTCAACAACCACCCCAACGACATGAATCTTTTCTTTTGCAGAATTGCGGATAGCGTAGTCTTCATTCAGTGGCACGAGCTCAAAAACTTCTTCTCCAGTTTCACTAATTCCGCGTGCACGGTATTTTTTAAATGTAGCTTCGTCACCGCCGTTCTTTGCGACAACGTAATCGCCAGGGCCTGGGTGTAGCTCAGGATCCACAATGATTACATCGCCTTCAACAAATTCAGGCTCCATTGACTTTCCTTTGACCTTGAGGGCAAAGGTCGAATGAGAGTGAAACTCTGACGTCAAAATATACTCCACCGTTCCATCGATATTTCTGGCGTCGCACTCAGGTGACCAAGCCCCAGCTTGGACATAACTGATGATGGGAACTTGCTGCGCTGCTACTGGTGCAGGCCCAATGTTAGCCTCGTCCTCCCGACCATATAATAGGAATCCTTCAGTTACACTGAGATATTGAGCAAGTTTCGTCAGCGATTTCCCGCCCGGCACGTTCAGATCTCTTTCCCAGTAGCCAATCGTTACATCAGAAACTCCAAGCGCTTTACCCAATTGGCCTTGAGTAAGCTTTCTTTGTTTCCTTAATTCCTTTAACCGCGTGCCAAGTGTCCCCACGATTCAAACCCTTAGAAATGAAACCTAAGTAATCTTAGTTTTTATTGACCTAAAAAAGATTAGATAATAATATCTAAACATTCTTAGGAGGATAAGATGACCACAACTGAACTTGAGCAGTACTTCGGTTCGCCAAACAAGGCGGCTGAATTTTTTGGGGTATCGCCAGAAGCCTTTTATCAATGGCGGGCTCGCCCGGGCCAACTAATTCCTAAAGGCCGTGCAGCAGAGGCGGCTGCACGCACTAAAGGAAAACTCAAATTCGACTCTTCGCTTTACCAGAAGCGTAACGAGAAAGCGGCATAGCAGAAACCACAGATTCAAGGAGTTAACCGTGGGCAATCAACACTGGCAAGTCGAAAAGCAGCCCGCGTGGCTGGTTGCGGCAATTAAAAAGACTATCTCAAGCCTGCCGGGCGGTTACGCCGAGGCGGCTGAATGGCTGGGCGTGACAGAGGATGCGCTCTTTAACCGCCTGCGCACTGGTGGCGATCAGATCTTCCCAATGGGCTGGGCGATGGTTCTCCAGCAGGCCAGCGGCACCAAGCACATCGCTGATGCGGTATCGCGCCAGTCGAACAGCGTCAATGTTCCGCTGGTGGATATCGAGGACGTGGATAACGCCGATATCAATCAGCGCCTGATGGAGTCTATCGAGTGGATCGGTAAACACTCGACATACGTTCGCAAGGCCACTGCCGATGGCGTGATTGACCAGGCCGAACGCGAGCAAATCGAAGAGAACAGTTATCAGGTCATGCAGAAGTGGCAGGAGCATTTAACGCTGCTGTATCGCGTTTTTTGTGCGGCTGAAAAGAATGACGCCCGCGAGTGTGCAGCTCCGGGCGTCGTGGCGTGTCGTAACAGTGGAGAAACTAACGCATGAACAGTTTAACGGTAAATCTCCGTCTGCCGCAACTCCGTGGCTTTCCGGTCAATGGGACCCCGTCGTTTCGGTATGAGCGCATGGTATCAGGCCGCTGGGTTGCATGTAACCACCGCCGGGCAATGGCAATCGTGGGGGTATGGCGCCGTAAAGGAGAATCTTTATGCGTGAAATCGACAGAATATTCAGGGACCACCGGGGCATCCCGGTTCAAGTTATCCGCTGGGATCCAGAAGCGCAGCGCGTTATCTATCTGCGATCTGGCTATCCACACGAGTGCTCAAGCCCACTCCAGGTCTTCAAGCGCGATTTCAGGGAAATTGAGGTAGGTCCAGATGAGCATGGAATTAATGGTCAGAGCCATGAAAGCAAAAGTGGGTAACCCGCTGCGCAAGCTCGTGCTGATCAAGCTAGCCGATAACGCCAGCGATCAGGGCGAATGCTGGCCCTCCGTTCCCTATATCGCAGAGCAATGCGAGATATCAGAGCGCTCTGTACAAAACCATATCAAACAGCTGGTTGAGGATGGTCTGGTATCGGTTGAAGTCCGCAAGGCGGCTACCGGCCTGAACCGCACCAACGTTTACAAGCTGAACCTTCCCAGTGGTGCAAATGCTGCACCCTCTGGTGCACGTCCTGCGCCGGGTGGTGAATCTCCTGCACCAGGTGGTGAATCTGCTGCACCGGTTAGTGGTGCAAGAGCTGCACCCGGAACCAGTCAGTTCTCTGAACCAGTCAATGAACCAGTCAATGAAAACTTATTTGATCTGTCCTGGGCGTTATATCCGAAGCGGGCAGGTGGTAACTCGAAAAGCGCTGCGTTGAAAGCCTGGGATGCCCGTGTTCGCGAAGGCGTTTCGCCTCTCGCCATGCTGGAGGGCGTTAAGCGTTATGCCGGGTTTGTTACTCAAACAGGTAAGACCGGTACCGAGTTCGTCAAACAGGCCAAAACCTTCTTCGGCCCTGACAGGCACTACGAAGACGACTGGATGACTCCAGCAAGTTCCGGCATCAAAGAGGATCCGCTTTTTAAATCCAGCTATGTCGGCACCGATTATTCGCAGGGAGCCAAAGGCTTCCGGGTGGTGAACGGATGAGATGCACATCAGTTTGTGACGGTATTGCAGCCACACTGCCATCTGAAGAGCCATCACCGCGAACTTGGCAGCGCCCGTTCCTCAAGTGGGCTGGTGGAAAATACCACCAGTTGCCTGATATCGACCGCCTGATCCCCGCAGGGCAGCGCCTGATTGAGCCGTTTGTTGGTGGTGGCTCGGTGTTCATCAACTCCCGTAAGCACGGCTCTTTCCTGCTGGCGGACATCAATGCAGACCTGATCCACCTGTACCAGATGCTGGCTGTGGTACCAGATGTCGTGGTTCATCAAGCCCGTCTGTTGTTCAGCACCAGGAACAGCGCCGCCGGGTATGCCGAAGTGGTCGATGATTTCAACGGGCAGCTGCTGGCCGGGCCGGAACGCGCCGCCGCTTTCCTGTACCTGAACCGGCACTGCTTCAACGGGTTGATCCGTTACAACCTCGCCGGAAAGTTCAACGTTGGCTGGGGCAAATACCCCAATCCTCATTTCCCCGAAAAAGAGATCGAGGCGTTCACTGCGCTGGCGAGCAAATGCGTGTTCATGAATGCCGGGTTCCGCCGCGCGCTTTCTCTGGCTGGCGAGGGCGATGTCGTTTACTGCGATCCACCGTATGAGCCGCTGCCGGGCACGAGCGGGTTCACCAGTTATGCGCCAGGCGGTTTTAGCTGGGACGACCAGATCGCCCTAGCGGAGTGCTGTGTTGCCGCCCACCAGCGGGGTGCCAGAGTGGTGATCAGCAACTCATCAGCGCCCCGCATCATTGATCTGTACCAGAAGCACGGCTTTGAACTCAAGTACGTCCGCGCCCGGCGCGCGATATCCAGTAAATCCAGTACACGCGAAACCGTCAGCGATATCGTTGCGGTTCTGTAGGGGGTAGCAGTGGTCAATAAAGCATTAACGGTGCGCCAGCAGGAGGTTTTCGATCTGCTGGTGAAATACCAGAGCGAGCATGGTTATCCGCCGACTATCTCTGAACTGTCCCGCCTGATGGGCGTGGTGTCGCCGAATGCGGCCGCCCTGCAGTTGCGTGCATTGCAGCGCAAAGAGGCAATAACGATAGTCCCGGGCGCTCATCGCGGCATAAAAATCAACAGCCAGCAATCGCAGCTGATCCCGGAGGGTAAATGAAATTGGTGTTGCCTTTCCCTCCGAGCGTAAACACCTACTGGCGCGCCCCGAATAAGGGGCCGCTGGCCGGTCGCCACCTCATCAGCGCCAAAGGGCGTGCGTACCAGAGCGATGCTTGCGCTGCGATCATTGAGCAGCTGCGCAGATTACCGAAGCCCAGCAGCGCGCCGGCAGCGGTAGAGATCGTTCTTTTTCCGCCAGACGCGCGGCGCCGCGACATCGACAACTACAACAAAGCGCTGTTTGACGCGCTGACCCACGCAGGCATCTGGGAGGACGACAGTCAGATTAAGCGAATGTTGGTGGAGTGGGGGCCAGTAACGCAGAAAGGAAAGGTCGAAATCACGATAAGTAAGTACGAACCGGCGGGTGCAGCCGCCTGATAAGTGGAGAAACGCATGAACCAGACAACTATATTCACTCTTTGCGCTACACATCACCCTGTAGCAGCAAGCCAGACGATGACTATGTCCAGCCGGGATATCGCCGCGCTTGTAGGTTCACGTCACCCTGATGTGTGCATTACTATCGAGCGACTGATGGGTAAAGGAGTCATCGATGGGTATACGGCATTGCCGTACACCCATCCGCAGAATGGGCAGGAGTATCACCACTACCTGGTGAATAAGCGCGACAGTTATGTGATTGTTGCTCAGCTATGCCCCGAATTTACCGCCCGCCTTGTAGACCGTTGGCAGGAACTGGAGAGCGGCCAACAGATGAACGTACCTCAGACCCTGCCAGAGGCGCTGCGTCTTGCTGCTGATCTTGCCGAGCAAAAAGAGAGGCTGGCGCTGGAGCTGACCGCCGCGGCACCAAAAGTCGAATTTGTCGATCGCTACTGTACCGCCAACGGCTCACTTTCATTCCGCCAGGTGGCAAAGCTGCTTAAAGCCAAAGAAACAGAATTTCGCCTTTTCCTAATCGAGAACGACATCATGTACCGGCTCGGCGGTGCGCTGACGCCGCGGCACCAGCATATCGACGCCGGACGTTTTGAAGTTAAAACCGGGACTTCTAACACTTCCAACCACGCCTTCAGTCAGGCGCGCTTCACGGCTAAAGGGGTGAAGTGGATTGGTGGGTTATGGGCAGAGCATATCGCTAAAGGGAATGCTGCGTGAGAGCGTTACTTACCCCTGTCGTCGTGAAGGAGTTCGGGATCGTGGCTTTCCGGCCTGGTCCTGAACTCATGCCGCATTTCCATCGCGGGCGCATTCTGCTGGAGAACGAACCGGAGCGCCTGTCCAACCTGCCAACCGGCGAACTTCCAGCGGCAGGCCAGCCGCTGGCAGAGGACCTATTGATGGTGCCTGTCTTTGAGCATGCCGATGTTATTCAGCGGGCTGGTGGCCTGTCATGCCTTGAGGCCTGGCTAATGCGTGAATCTGGCTGCCAATACCGCCACAGCGACTATCACCATCACGAAATGGTCACCATGCGGCATGCACCCGGCGCGCTGCGGTTGTGCTGGGCCTGTGATATCCGGGTGCGAGAGCAATTTACTGCCGAACTGTCGGGCATTGCACGAAAGAACCTGGTAGCCTGGGTATTGTCGGTTGTTCGCGCCGGGCTGGGTTTCGATGATGCCCACCCGGTGACTCTTCCAGAACTGTGCTGGTGGCTGACGATCAATAAGCTGGCCCACGTCATCCCGGAGGCGGTAGCACACAAGGTCCTGCGTATCCCGGCTGAGAAATTCCAGTCGGTGACGCGTGAGGCTGACATTGTGCCGTCGGTACCGCCCACCAGCATGGTGGAGGAGGCCGTTGAAAAGGTGCTGGCGCTGCAGGTGGATCCAGAGACGCCGGAATCCTACATGCTGAGGCCGAAGCGCCGACGCTGGCAGAACGAGAATTACACCCGCTGGGTAAAGGCGCAGCCGTGTGCATGTTGCCAAAAACCAGCAGACGACCCCCACCACCTGATCGGCCACGGCATGGGTGGGATGGGTACCAAAGCGCATGATTTGTTCGTGATCCCGCTGTGCAGAGCGCACCACGATGAATTACACGCTGACGCCGTGGCATTTGAAGCGAAATACGGCACGCAGCCAGAGCTGCTGCTGAAAACATTAGACCGGGCGCTGGCTATCGGCGTACTGGCGTAGACGGAGTGGAGAACGCGATGAATCTGGATGGAGTTTTAAAATTTTTTGCACCGAAAGGTATGCATATTTCGGATAGCGTCCGCGCAACAGCGGGCGATCAGTTAACCGTAACCGACATTATGGCGGCGCTGGGCATGACTCAGGCAGACGCCGGGATCGGCCTCGCCATGTATCTGGGGAAGGCAGGCATCAGCCCACAGGATAAAGAAGCCGCGATATCCTGGCTGACCGAGTACGCCAAACAGCATGCGCCGATGGCGGTGCGTAAAGCTGCGGGTAAAAAGTTCCCGCTGTGCATGCGGATCCTCGCCCGTTTCGCTTTCAAAGACTACGCCTCATCAGCTGCTGACAGTGTCGATTGTCCAAAATGCCAGGGCAAAGGCATTATCACCAAAACAAGCGTGATCACCAAAAGCCATTACACCATGCGCCTGCCTCAGTTTGCCAAGGATCTGGGCCAGTCTCCATCTGACTTCAAGGTCTCCCGTCAGGTTAAGGATGTGGACCACCAGCTGTGCGGCAAGTGCAACGGCACGGGCCAGCTGAGTAAGCGCTGCCAGTGTGGCGGAACGGGGAAAACCCTCGACCGTAAAGAAACTGAATTGCAGGGCGTACCAGTTTATAAGGAGTGCAAACGGTGCGAGGGAAGAGGGTACAGCAGACCTAAATCCTCAGTGGCGTACCGTGGCGTTCTGGCTGAGCTGGACAGCCTTCCCGATCGCACCTGGCGCTACAGCTGGAAACCGTTCTATGAAAGCCTGGTGACGACATGCTTTCAGGAAGAGAGCAACGCTGACGCTCAGTTGCAGAAAGTAACAAGAGCGCATAATTCGATATAAATCTCACTATTTAGCGTCACGTTGCTTGCAAAGTTGCCATTTTTGTGTAAATTTGACGTTAACGATGGGCATTGTATGTTCAGAGTTAAAAACCCGCCAGCGAGCGGGTTTTTTATTTTTTGCGCCTTCGTGAGTTGCCCGTGACTCAGTGCTCCTAACCAGAATCAACACTCGTGGGGAACCTCACACCTCTCGAGGCTCCCTTAGTTTGTGCATGCAGTTCGCTAACTTGTGATATCTACCTTACGACTAGTACAGGACATTTGGCGTGCCGCACAACAGCCGCAGCATTCGAACCAAGCAGATATGTGGATATATCAGGCTTGTGGGAGGCAATAATTATTAAGTCGGCGTCTATCATTTCAGCAAGCTTAAGGATCTGATCCTTTGGCGATCCCGCTACTGCATGCGTTTGTATTTTGTTAGAAGGAATTTTGAATTTCTTAACGATTTCATCCAGTTTAGTTATGGCAGCATGTTGGAACTCTTTCATTTTTGGCATTTCGACTGAATATGCCAGGCCTAATGATGAGTAATACGGAAGCGAAGGTATAACAGTAAGAAAATGGACTTTGGCTGTGTTGAGAGTGGCATGCGCCTGAACAAAAGGAATCACCATGTTTGTCAGGCTATCCTCGGAAATGTCAATGGGAACTAAAATAGAGTTATACATTTGACCCTCCTGTATGTTTTTTGCTCATTCCAAGGTTAGCCCCTTGGTTGCCAGAAAACAGAGAGCCAGATGCCAGAACGCTTAAAAAGCGGCGGTCAAATGAGTGAAAATAAATTGGTAGCTATCTTTTAGTGACAGGGCCACATAGAGTGTCCGTGTGGTGAATCCCCCTATGCGGTGGGGCGTCTGGACAGGCAGGTGAGTAACGCGGTTCTGTGGTCTGGCACAGAGTCACCGGGAGGCACCCGGCACCACAATCTACATCTTATCCAGATAACTCCATTCTCAGGGCTGCCAATTGGCGGCCTTTTTTATTTCCCCTCATTTCTGAGAGGACTCACGGCAATAAGAGGGGGCTAAATGTCCGATCCGATTTCCGGCACTGGGCTGACCGGTGGTGCCCTTACGGGTGCCAGTGTCTATGGACTGCTGACCGGGACAGATTACGGTGTGGTGTTTGGCGCGTTTGCAGGGGCTGTATTCTACATCGCTACAGCCGCTGACCTGGGCGCGGTACGTCGAATGGCATATTTCGTTGTGTCTTATATCGCCGGTATTCTCTGTTCCGGCCTGGTGGGTTCGAAGCTGGCTAACTGGACTGGTTACAGCGATAAACCTCTGGACGCCATTGGCGCCGTTATTGTTTCTGCTTTAGCCGTCAAAATCCTGACGTTCCTGAATAACCAGGATGTCGGCTCGCTGGTGGCGCTGATAACGCGCCGGGGAGGTTCTGGTGGTACTAAATGACCCGACAGCAACTATCAACGCGCTGCTCTGCGCCGGGGTGGTGATCACCCTGATGTTTTACCGTCGCGGTGATTCACGTCATCGCCCGTGGGTTTCCCGCCTGGCGTGGTTGATTACTGTCACGTACAGCGCGGTGCCGTTAGCCTATCTGTGCGGCATATACCCTCATTCATCGTGGGCCACCATTGGTGCCAACGTCATTTTCCTTTCCGTGCTGGTGACCGTCAGAGGCAACGTGGCGCGCCTGGTTGATCATCTGAGGCAATAATGAACCAAACACAATTTCAGAAGGCGGCTAACCTCAGCGCCGGGATGGCTGCGCGCTGGTTTCAGCATATTGACGCTGCAATGAAGGAATATGGCATAACTGCGCCGCTCGATCAGGCCATGTTTATTGCGCAGATGGGGCATGAGTCTGGCGGGTTTATACGTGTGGTTGAAAACCTGAACTATGCAGCCGAAAGCCTGGTACCAACTTTCGGCAGCCACCGCATCACGGCACAGCAGGCCGCCGCCCTCGGCAGAACGGCAACGCAGCCGGCCAACCAAAAGGCAATCGCCAATCTGGTTTATGGGAATGAGTGGGGCAAAAAGAACCTCGGTAACCAGGTTGCGGGCGACGGGTGGAAATACCGCGGGCGAGGACTGAAGCAGATCACCGGGTTGAGCAACTATCGCAGCTGCGGCCTGTACATGATGCTGGATCTTGTGACCCACCCGGAACTGCTCGAGCAGGATGTGTACGCTGCCCGATCAGCTGCATGGTTCTTCGCATCCCGAGGCTGCCTTCTTCATTCGGGCGATGTCGAGCGCGTAACGCTGATCATCAATGGCGGCCGCAATGGTCTGGATAGGCGGCGCATTCTTTTCAACCTGGCAAAATCCGTGCTGGTGTGAGGTCACAATGGGTATCGAAATGATTATTGGGCTGGCTGCAGCGGTGATCGCTGCTATCGCTGGCGCATTTGGATTAGGCCATTCACGCGGCACCAGCAAAGCGGAAGCAAAAGCTGATCAGCAGCGTACCGAAGATAACGCCGCGGCAACGGTCGCAGCAGCAGAACGCAGGGTAGAAGCAACGAAAGAGGCCAGCAATGTACAGCAGACTGTTAACCATATGCCTGATGACGATGTTGCTCGCGAGCTGCGGAACAACTGGACCAGCAAAGGTTGAGGTAATCGACACTGGCTGCGACTGGGTAAAGCCAATCTATCTTACTGAGCACGACATCGATGTGCTGGACCGCCAGACGAAAAAGGACATACTGGCGCATAACATTGCGTGGCATCGGAACTGCGAGGGAAAAATACCCCTTCCGAAATGAAATCCTGCAGTTCGGAAGGGAGACCAAGAGGGGTCATCATTACAAGGAGGATATGAATGTAGTGCATGACTCTACAAAAATCCGAAGTATTAAAATAATAACGTAAATGACACTTTTTTTAGATTTAGCTAATACCTTCTGATTATTTATTGGCCCGACTAAGCAAAAAGTTTTATACAACTCACATTAAAAATTTCGCCATCAACTACATTCAAATTGCACGAGTGATTCGACATCTTTGCCATTTGAGCCAATCCCCCTAAGCGGTGGGGCAACCAGTAAATGCTGGACGAATGCGAATTTACTTGCTGGAGTAAGTTCACCGGGAGGCACCCGGGGTTTGAGGGGAAGACTGAAGGAACAGGTATAACGTCGAACTTTGTGCAAAAGCTATCTACATTGCTGCATGACCCTGACCAGTTCTGTCCGAGCTGGTCTTTTTTTGGCAAAAAAAAGCCCCCTGGAGAGAGGGCAACACATGCTATGGACGGATGTTTCTGAGTTTGCTCATGCGGGTCATGAGACAGTTCCATGGGATTCCCTGGTGTAGGTAGGAGCCTTGCAGGGAGTTATAAATATGGTACGTGGTTCTGATTTAACAAGCGGAAGCGGTAACACCAGGATGATTCTTAATACATAAAAGCAAACGTACTGATATAGGCTCATATGCTTTATTAAAGTCTTAACCCTGAGGCCCAGACACCGTCTCCTCTGAACTTTAAGCATAGAAAATTCTTAGCCTCAAAATCGAGAGGCTTTTTAATCACCGAGGAATAAGCATGACAGTAGTTCTTACAGCAAAACAGATTGAGGACCTGGCAATCTTCGCCAAAGAAGACGGCCAGCCACAATACACCATCACCACTGTGACAATCCCTGAGTTTGAAGCGGATGATGGCGAGATTACCCCTGAATATACCGGACTGATTGCGTACTCCGATTCACTTGAGCATGGTGTGCTGCAACTCGACGACTAAGTAACCATTACAAAGCTCATCTGCTGGTGGGCTTGATAATGATTATGAGAGTTTAACGAGGAAAAAAACCGGAAGATGCGACATCATCATCCCCGGCAACTTGATACTCCCGTGTTGTATTTATTTCCCAAAGAAATCATGGCTTATTAAGTACATATGGGCAAGGAAACGAAACATTAAATTAACTTAAGTGAAACATTTCATATTTATTTAGTATTGATTACCAATCCAAAACAAAATCGCGCATGTGAGCATCTTCGTATGTGGATATGAAAATGATATTGCCACCATAAGCGAGGAGGGAAATGCTAGAGTTTTTGAAAAAAAAGCCCTCACAAGAAGGACCACAGGAGTCTCAGTTCAGGTGCTCTTTTTATTGGTTTTTCCCCGGAGTTGGCATTCTCCGCATCAGGGTCCTGTACAGCCTGGCAATCTACCTGATAACAACAAGCGTAAGCGTGGGATATTAAGAATTTCGTCAGGTGCCATCACCATGGGCAGACCCATCGCAATGGCAATAGGGGATAAAACGCAGATAAGCCATTAGGGGATAAACTGCGTTTATCGGTAGGCATGCACTCTTAGAGGGCGATAATGCTTTACTAAATGGTTTGCAGATTTATCCTAATAGCTCTTTTTTGAATGGAGTTAGGTTAATGAAATTCCTTTGGGCAATTTGTCTCGTATTCGGGGTAATTGGTTTTATAGAGGGTATTGTCAGCGTGTTTGGCGCTGTCAGCGCGCCTCAGCAGGCGGCTGGGGCAGCAATGGGGCTTGCATGGGCGGTAATTCCATACTGCATTTGTCGTGCTATCCAGCAGATGAGACCGCAGGAAGTTGTTATCAAAAAAGACGAATAGCCTCAGACATTCCTTGAAATACAGCCTCGCTTATGCGGGGCTTTTTATGTGCCTCGTACGCGCTTCATAAAGAGACTTCCAATCGTGAGCCTGTCAATATTGCAAATGATAATTAATATCATTCATGGGTCCTTTCCGGCATATCGGCCTGTTACGGGGCGGCGTCCTCGCAGATTCTCGCTATTTATGAAAATTTTAGGTTTTTTGCCGTTTCCGTTCTTCTTCTTGCTATCCAACTGTTTTTACTAAAAATATCCCTTCAAAAGAAAAGAAATTGTGAAGCCTGGAAAACGGTGATTTGGCGCTTGTCGTTTCCTTTCTCTGTTTTATGCCAGGAGTGAGCAATGGAGGTTAACAAAAAACACCTATCCGAGATTTTCGGTGTCAGCGTTCGCACGATCCAGAACTGGCAGGACCAGGGGATGCCAGTAGCTCGTGGGGGCGGGAAGGGAAACGAGGTTCTGTATGATTCCGCCGCCGTTATCGAATGGTATTCAGCGCGGGATGCTGCAATAGAAAATGAAAAATTACGAAAAGAGGTTGAGGATCTGCGCATTGCTTCCGAGTCCGATCTTCAACCCGGCACCATTGAATATGAGCGACACCGTCTCACCCGAGCACAGGCTGACGCTCAGGAACTCAAAAATGCCAAAGAGTCCGCTGAGGTGGTGGAGACCGCATTCTGCACGTTCGTGCTGTCGCGGATAGCCGGAGAAATTGCCAGTATTCTCGATGGAGTGCCTCTGTCGGTTCAGCGGCGCTTCCCGGAGCTGGAAAACCGACATATTGATTTCCTTAAGAAGGACATCATTAAGGCCATGAACAAAGCAGCTGCGCTGGATGAAATGATACCGGGGTTGCTGAGTGAATATATCGAACAGTCAGGCTAAGGGGGTACAGCACTCTGTAAGTGCGGGGCTCCGTTCGCTCTTCCGTCCCGAGCCGCAGACAGCCGTTGAGTGGGCAGACGATAATTATTATCTTCCGAAAGAGTCTGCTTACCAGGAGGGACGCTGGGAAACACTGCCATTTCAGCGTGCGATCATGAATGCGATGGGCAATGACTATATCCGTGAAGTGAACGTCGTGAAGTCTGCCCGTGTTGGTTATTCAAAAATGCTGCTCGGGGTTTATGCGTATTTCATCCAGCATAAGCAGCGAAACTCCCTTATCTGGTTGCCAACTGACGGCGATGCCGAAAACTTTATGAAGTCGCATGTCGAACCGACAATCCGTGATATTCCCACCTTGCTGGCGCTGGCTCCCTGGTATGGCAAAAAACACCGGGACAACACCCTCAGTATGAAGCGATTTTCAAACGGGCGTGGGTTCTGGTGTCTGGGGGGGAAGGCCGCAAAAAACTACCGTGAGAAATCCGTCGATGTGGCGGGCTATGACGAACTGGCTGCCTTCGATGAAGATATCGAGAAAGAGGGCTCCCCGACATTTCTGGGCGATAAGCGTATTGAAGGATCGGTCTGGCCCAAGTCTATCCGGGGATCCACACCAAAAGTCAGGGGCACCTGCCAGATTGAGCGTGCTGCTAAAGAGTCACAGCATTTTTTACGGTTCCACGTTCCTTGCCCGCATTGTGGGGAAGAGCAGTACCTGAAATTCGGCGATAAAGAGACGCCGTTCGGTTTCAAGTGGATGCCGGGTGAACCTGCCAGCGTGTTCTATCTATGCGAGCACAACGCCTGTGTGATCAAGCAGCAGGAACTCGATTTTGCGCAGGCACGTTATATTTGCGACGAAACGGGTATATGGACGCGGGACGGTCTGTGCTGGTTTTCATCATCCGGTACCGAAATTGATCCACCAGACAGCGTCACTTTTCATATCTGGACCGCCTACAGCCCCTTCACGACCTGGGTACAAATCGTCAAAGACTGGATCAAAACAAAAGGGGATACCGGCAAGCGTAAGACTTTCGTGAATACTACGCTTGGCGAGACATGGGAGCCGAAAATCGGCGATCGCCCCGATGCTGACGTGATGGCCGAACGCAAAGAACACTTTGGCGCCGCGGTTCCGGAACGGGTTGCCTATCTCACTGCCGGGATCGACTCACAGCTTGATCGTTATGAAATGCGGGTCTGGGGGTGGGGGCCAGGCGAAGAAAGCTGGCTCATCGACAGACTGATTATCATGGGCCGTCATGACGATGAAGCCACTCTGCTCAGGGTGGATGAGGTGATCAACCGGACATATACCCGGCAGAATGGAGTGGAAATGTCGATTTCACGTATCTGCTGGGATATTGGCGGTATCGACCCGACCATCGTTTATACCCGCTCGAAAAAGCATGGCCTGTTCCGCCTGATACCCATTAAAGGAGCATCTGTCTACGGTAAACCCGTTGCGAGCATGCCACGTAAACGCAACAAAAACGGTGTTTATCTTACGGAAGTGGGGACCGATACGGCAAAAGAACAGATCTATAACCGTTTCACACTGGTGCCAGAGGGCGACGAGCCCCTTGCTGGCGCGGTGCATTTCCCGAATAACCCTGAAATCTATGATTTAGCTGAAGCTCAGCAACTGACAGCTGAGGAGCAGGTCGAAAAATGGGTGGACGGTAAGAAAAAAATCGTATGGGACAGCAAAAAACGACGAAATGAAGCGCTTGACTGCTTTGTATATGCACTTGCAGCCCTGCGGATCAGCATCTCGCGGTGGCAGCTTAATCTCGATGCTCTCCTGGCAGGTCTGCTGGAGGAAGACAGCGGCCGTAAAAATAATAAAACCCTGGCGGATTACGCCCGGGCATTATCCGGAGAAGAATAATGGCGACACAGGCTGACCTGGAAGCAGCGCGCGCTGCGTTACATGACCTCATGATGGGTAAGCGGGTTGCGACGGTACAGAAAGATGGTCGCAAAGTGGAGTTTACCGCCACTTCTGTCTCTGACCTCAAAAAATACATTGCTGACCTTGAATCTCAGGTTGGTTCCACTTCTAGACGCCGGGGACCGGCAGGGTTTTACGTATGAAATTACCAGCTTTAGTGGGGCCGGACGGTAAAACATCCCTGCGGGACTATGCCGGTTATCACGGCGGTGGGGGAGGATTTGGGGGCCAGTTACGGGCATGGAATCCACCGAGTGAAAGTGCCGATGCCGCACTTCTTCCCAATTTTTCGCGCGGTAATGCCAGGGCTGATGATCTGGTCAGGAATAATGGCTATGCAGCCAATGCCGTCCAGCTTCACCAGGATCATATTGTCGGGTCATTTTTCCGGCTAAGCCATCGCCCAAGCTGGCGCTTCCTCGGTATTAGTGAAGAGGAGGCCCGGGCATTCTCCCGGGAAGTCGAGGCGGCATGGAAGGAATTTGCTGAAGACGACTGCTGCTGCATTGATGCCGAACGTAAACGCACGTTCACCATGATGATCCGTGAAGGTGTTGCAATGCATGCTTTCAACGGTGAGTTGTGTGCTCAGGCCATTTGGGACAGCAGTGCCACCCGCCTTTTTCGCACGCAATTCAAAATGGTCAGCCCGAAGCGTGTCAGTAACCCGAATAACATGGGAGACACTCGCAACTGCCGTGCCGGTGTCAGCATAAACGATACTGGTGCAGCGCTGGGTTACTGGGTGAGCGAGGACGGGTATCCGGGCTGGATGGCGCAGAAGTGGACGTATATCCCCCGTGAGCTGCCCGGGGGCAGACCATCTTTTATCCACGTATTCGAGCCGCTTGAAGACGGACAAACCCGAGGTGCCAACGTGTTTTACAGCGTGATGGAGCAGATGAAAATGCTCGATACCCTGCAAAATACGCAGCTGCAGAGTGCAATCGTGAAAGCGATGTATGCGGCCACAATCGAAAGTGAGCTGGACACGCAGACGGCGATGGATTTTATTCTCGGCTCTGACAGTAAAGACCAGCAAAGCAAAATGACAGGCTGGCTGGGTGAAATGGCATCGTATTACACCGCAGCGCCGGTTCGACTCGGTGGTGCTAAAGTCCCGCATCTGATGCCTGGTGATTCACTGAATCTTCAGTCAGCACAAGACACGGACAACGGTTATTCAACCTTTGAGCAGTCACTGCTGCGTTATATCGCCGCCGGACTGGGGGTGTCATACGAGCAGCTCTCGCGCAACTATTCGCAGATGAGTTACTCCACCGCACGCGCCAGCGCCAACGAGTCCTGGGCCTATTTCATGGGGCGTCGCAAGTTTGTCGCATCACGCCAGGCCAGCCAGATGTTTCTTTGCTGGCTGGAGGAGGCCGTCGTCCGTCGTGTGGTCACTCTGCCTTCTAAAGCTCGCTTCAGTTTCCAGGAGGCGAGAAGTGCCTGGGGTAACTGCGACTGGATTGGCTCAGGACGAATGGCAATTGACGGACTGAAAGAAGTGCAGGAAGCCGCCATGCTGATTGAAGCGGGGCTCAGCACCTATGAGAAAGAGTGCGCTAAACGGGGTGAAGACTACCAGGAGATATTTGCCCAGCAGGTGAGAGAAACAATCGAGCGCCGGGCTGCGGGCCTTACACCTCCGGCATGGGCGGCAGTCGCCTTTGAATCCGGCCTGAAAAAATCAAATGAGGAGGAGAAAGATGACGCCAGAGCTGCGTAATCTCCCGCATATTGCCAGCATGGCCTTTAATGAGCCGCTGATGCTTGAACCCGCCTACGCGCGGGTTTTCTTTTGTGCGCTGGCGGGCCAGTTGGGCATTACCCGACTTACCGATACGGTGTCGGGCGCAACGCTTGGTGCTGAGCAGATTGCCGAACCGCTGGCGCTCTTTGGCGATGACGAGGAAATGGGTCCCCGGCCGTCGCGCAGTTACCAGATAACGAACGGCATCGCGGTGCTGCCGGTTTCCGGCACGCTGGTGAGTAAAACCCGTTCGCTGCAGCCTTATTCCGGCATGACGGGATACAACGGCATTATTGCCCGCCTGCAGCAGGCCATGAGTGATCCCGGTGTAGACGGCATTCTTCTCGATATGGATACGCCCGGCGGGATGGTGTCTGGCGCATTTGACTGCGCCGACATTATTGCGCGTATGCGCGATATCAAACCCATCTGGGCGCTGGCAAACGATATGAACTGCAGCGCCGGGCAGCTTATCGCCAGTGCCGCTTCCCGCCGGCTGGTTACTCAGACCGCGCGGACGGGCTCAATCGGCGTGATGATGGCGCACAGCAGTTACGGAGCCGCCCTGAAAACGCAGGGCGTCGAGGTCACGCTGATTTACAGCGGCGATCATAAAATCGACGGCAATCCCTACGAAAAACTACCAAAGGACGTTCGCGCTGACTTTCAGACGCAAATAGACGCCACGCGTCAGATGTTTGCCGAAAAGGTTTCCGCTTATACCAGCATGTCTGTGCAGGCCGTACTGGACACCGAGGCGGCTGTCTTCTCCGGCCAGGAGTCCGTGGATAACGGTCTGGCGGATGAACTTGTTAACAATACCGATGCGCTCGGCGTGATGCGTGAAGCACTCGACAGACGCAAAAAAACAACCACTGGAGGAACTATGCCATCACCTTCTGCATCTGCAGCGACCAATCAGCCAGCTGACCAGACAGCTACACAGACTACTGCACCGGCTGAGCAGGTCACTACCGTTAACACAACAACCGCTGCCTTGATGGCCCCGACAGACCTCAGCGCTCAGGTATCGGCAGCCGTAGCCGCCGAGAATGGTCGCATCATGGGTATTCTGAACTGTGAAGAGGCAAAAGGTCGCGAATCACAGGCCCGTGCGCTGGCCGAAACGCCGGGCATGACGGTCGAGAGTGCGCAGCGCATTCTGGCCGCGGCACCGCAAAGCGCCCAGGCGCGTACCGATACGGCGCTGGATCGTCTGATGGAAACCGCACCAGGCGCGCTTTCAACAGGGAATGCCTCTGCTGAAGCCGGCGACGATTTGTTAAACACCCCCGTTTAAGAGGCTAACATGGCAATCACCGAAGTATTTACTCATCACCAGCCGCTCGGTAACAGCGATCCGGCACACACCGCGTATGCATCGGGCGAGTTGACGGCATCCACCCCGGCAATGACCCCGCTCATGCTCGATGCTACGTCCGGCAAACTGACCATCTGGGACGGCGAGCATACAGGTGCAGCATGCGGCATTCTGGCTGTTACTGCAGATCAGAGCAGCGCGGAGCTGGCATTTTATAAATCCGGCTCATTCCGCATTGAAGATGTGCTCTGGCCTTCTGCCGTCACCGACGACCACATTAAGCGAAATGCTTTCACCGGCACGGGCATCAGCATCGTTTAAGTCACTTCGTATCAGTCTCTTTCATCCATAAAGGCCGCCAGCGCGGCTTTTTTTACGGGAAAAATCTATGTCAATGTATACCACTGCCCAGTTGCTGGCGGTCAATGAGAAGAAATTTAAGTTCGATCCGCTTTTTCTTCGCATCTTCTTCCGGGAAAGCTATCCCTTCAGCACTGAGAAAGTGTACCTGTCGCAAATCCCGGGTCTGGTTAACATGGCGCTGTATGTCTCGCCTGTTATTTCCGGCAAGGTCATCCGTTCCCGCGGGGGTACCACCTCAGAATTTACACCCGGCTATGTCAAGCCGAAGCACGAAGTAAACCCGCAGATGACACTACGTCGCCTGCCGGATGAAGATCCACAGAACCTGGCGGATCCTGCCTATCGCCGCCGCCGCATCATTCTTCAGAACATGAAGGATGAAGAGCTGGCGATTGCGCAGGTAGAAGAGATGCAGGCCGTATCCGCTGTACTCAGCGGTAAATACACCATGACCGGGGAGGCGTTCGAGCCGGTGGAGGTGGATATGCAGCGCAGCGCCAGAAACAACATTGTTCAGGCAGGCGCTGCGGCCTGGTCCGCCCGGGACAAGGAAACCTATGATCCGACCGATGACATCGAGACGTATGCGGTGAATGCCAGCGGCGTGGTCAACATTATTGTCTTCGATCCGAAGGGCTGGTCACTGTTCCGCTCCTTCAAAGCGGTAAAAGACAAGCTGGATACCCGCCGCGGCTCTAACTCGGAACTTGAGACGGCCCTGAAGGATCTCGGTCAGGCGGTTTCCTATAAGGGTATGTACGGCGATGTGGCAATCGTCGTGTATGCCGGTCAGTACGTTGAAGGAGGCGCGCAGAAGAATTACCTGCCGGATAACACCATGGTACTGGGTAACACACAGGCGCGCGGTCTGCGAACCTATGGCTGCATCCAGGATGTGGACGCGCAGCGCGAGGGCATTAACGCCTCTGCACGCTATCCAAAAAACTGGGTACAAACCGGCGACCCGGCCCGTGAATTCACCATGATCCAGTCCGCGCCGCTGATGCTGCTTGCAGACGCGGACGAGTTTGTTTCCGTAAAACTCGCGTAATTTCCATCCAGTGGCCCTGCGGGGCCATATCTCAGGAATAGCTTCCATGACTGAAAAAGAAACACTGATCACCCGGCTTAAAGAGCTGGGCAAGCTGCTTGGCCGCAATGTGAATACCAGCGGCACAATCCAGGAGCTTTCGATGCGTATTGCCGAGCTTGAAGAAGAACTGGATGAAGGAGCAGACGAGAATACCGGTGAAAGCAGCGGTCAGGCCGAAGCCGGTAGTGGGGCAAATGTGGGCAAAATTGAACCCCCGGAAACTGCCGGTGCTGCTGACTCAACCTCATCTGGTAATGATGAGCTGGTGGCAGTTGAGTCGCGGGTCACGCTGCATGTTGATGCGTTGCACGGCATACGGAACGAACCTGTATCAATTGTTGAACCTGGCGTCACTATCCGCGTTGCTGAGAGAGTGGCAGTCGATCTGATTTCTCATGGGCTGGCCCGAGAAATCTGACAGGGGGCACCGTGGCTGATTTCGATAATCTCTTTGATGCTGCCATGTCCCGGGCGGATGACACGATCCGCGGCGTTATGGGCGCTGAGGCAACGGTGACGTCCGGCGCATTGTTAGGTGCCACGTTAAACGGGGTATTCGATGACCCTGAAAACATCGGATATGCCGGGGCGGGGATCCGGATTGAGGGTACCAGCCCGTCGTTGTTTGTGAAAACAGCAACTGTTAACCGGCTGGAGCGTCTGGACGTCCTGACGATTAACGGACGGATTTTTTGGGTTGACCGTATTGGTCCGGACGATTGCGGATCGTGTCACATCTGGCTGGGGAACGGCACCCCGCCAGCAGGCACCCGCCGTCGTTAAGGAGGGGTTATGTCCATTAAAGGTCTTGAGCAGGCGATAGATAATCTCAACAGTATCAGTAAAACGGCGGTACCCCGCGCTTCAGCTCAGGCGGTTAACCGTGTGGCTGGCCGGGCAGTCAGCCGGAGCGTGACTATTGTATCAAAAGAGACGCGTGTCCCACGAAAGCTGGTGAAGCAGAGAGCCAGGGTACGGCGGGCAACGGTCAAAAAACCTCGTGCACTTATCCGCGTGAACCGCGGCAATTTACCGGCCATAAAGCTCGGTACCGCCAGCGTGCGCCTCTCCCGCAGGAAGCGGGATAAAAAAGGGGCCAACAGTGTCTTGCGAATTGGCCCATTCCTCTTTCCGGGCGGATTCATTCAGCAGCTTAAAAACGGTCGCTGGCATGTCATGAGGCGAACAACAAAGCCCCGTTATCCGATCGAAGTTGTCAGCATTCCTCTGGCAGCCCCATTAACCACGGCATTTAAAGCTGAGCTGCCGAAGCTTATGGATTCTGATATGCCCAAAGAACTCAGGGCATCCCTTACAAACCAACTCAGGCTGATTCTGACACGATGAAACACAGTGACATCCGACAGTCGATCCTCACCTCGCTGGAAAGCGCAATCGGCACAGACGCTATTTATTTTGACGGCAGGCCTGCTGTCCTCGAGGAAGGCGACTTCCCGGCCATTGCCGTCTATCTGACCGATGCAGAGTACACAGGAGAAGAGCTGGATGCCGATATCTGGCAGGCCACTCTTCATATTGAAGTTTTTCTTCCGGCGCAGGTGCCTGATTCGGAGCTTGATGAATGGATGGAAGCGCGTATTTATCCGGTTCTGGCGGAGATCCCGGGGCTTGCATTCCTGATCACCACCATGGTGCAGCAGGGCTATGACTACCAGCGCGATGATGATATCGGTCTCTGGAGTTCAGTCGACCTGAAATATTCCATTACCTACGAAATGTGAGGACGTTATGACCACACCTAACCCGCTGGCACCGACGAAAGGTGCCGGTACCACGCTCTGGATTTATACCGGAAGTGGTGAGCCGTATGCCAATCCGGTTTCGGATGTTGGCTGGCTGCGACTGGCAAAGATTAAGGATCTGCAGCCAGGTGAACTCACCGCCGAGTCAGAAGATGACACCTACATTGATGATGATAACGCCGACTGGACCTCCACCATGCAGGGGCAAAAATCCGCCGGCGATACCAGCTTTACCCTGGCATGGCTGCCGGGTGAAAGCGGTCAGCAGGATCTGGTGAACTGGTTCGATGGCGGCGCAGTGAAGGGATACAAAATCAAATACCCGAATGGCACCGTCGATGTATTTAAAGGCTGGGTAAGCAGCCTGGGTAAGTCGGTTTCAGCAAAAGAAGTGATTACCCGAACGGTAAAAATCACCAATAACGGTAAACCCGCTCTGGCAGAAGACAGCGGCACGGCGGTGATTGGTGTGACCGGGATCAGCCTGGATAAATCCACCGCCGCGGTTGCTGTCGGTGCGACCACGCAGTTGGTCGTATCAGTCCTTCCATCCAGCGCCTCTGACGCCTCCTTCCGTGTGGCGACTTCCGACCCGGCGAAGGCCACAGTAACCCTCAGTGGTTCAACTCTGACTGTCACCGGTGTGGCAGCGGGCATCGTTGAAATTATCGTCATGACCAATAGCGGTAACTTTGTGGCGATCTGCAAGGTGACTGTTTCCTGAATCCCGGGGCGTGAGCCCCGTACTCCGGAGTAAATATGTTTCTTAAAACTGAACTGCTCGAGCGTAACGGCAGCAGCGTGACGCTGTACCAGCTGTCGGCGCTGCAGCGCATTGAACACCTTGAATACCTGAAAAAGCTGGAAGCGGTTGAAGAAGGTGATTTCCAGGCTGCTATCACCCTCACCGTGAAAAACGGTGCTTACCTGGTGGCGCTGTCACTCTGGCATGGTCATGCGCTGAAAGGCACCTTCCCTGAGGGTGCGTCAGCGGAAGTGTCTAAAATTCAGGATGAAGTCCTGCAGACCTGGCCGACAGAGCTTATTGCTGAAGCGGATTATAAGGTGAAACTCCTCTCCGGCATGATTGAACCGCAGCCGGAGGATCAGTGGGGTGAAATCAGCGAACCTGCAGAACCTGTTACGGCGGAAAAGCCCTCGCCAGTGAGCTGACGTTTGCGCTGAAACTGGCGCGCGAGTTCGGTCGCCCTGACTGGCGCGCCATGCTTGCTGGCATGTCCTCAACGGAGTATGGCGACTGGAAAAACTTCTACCGGGATAACTTCTTTCATGATGCGCAGCTGGACGCCCACTTCTCCGGACTGCTCTACACCATTTCAACCCTGTTTTTTGCCGATCCGGAGCTGACGCCTGACAGCTTCAGCATTCTTTCGCCTGCATCTGAGCCTGTTGAAGTAGCAGAGCAGGACGACGATGCGCTGATGGCGAAGGCGGCAGGTATATCAGGAGGCGTGCGTTATGGCCCAGACGGCAGTCGGTGATCTGGTTGTTAATCTAGACGTTAACTCGACGAAATTTAACGAGCAAATCAGCTACGTCAAAAAAGAATTTAAACAGACGGGAGACGCGGCGAACGATTCAGCTTTGCGGATCCAGCAGTCATTCAGCCGCCAGGAGAGCGCTGCCCGCAAGGCAGGCATCTCTGTCGGTCAGTATACCGCGGCGATGCGCATGCTCCCGGCGCAGTTTACTGATGTGGCAACGCAGCTGGCGGGCGGGCAGAACCCCTGGCTGATCCTGCTCCAGCAAGGCGGTCAGGTAAAAGATTCCTTTGGCGGTGTTATTCCAACGTTTCGTGCGCTGTTGGGTTCTATCTCGCCAGTTATGCTTGGTATTGGTGCGCTCTCTTCAGCGACAGGGGCGCTGTTATATACCTGGTATGCCGGCTCGTCCACATTATCCGATTTCAACAAAACACTGGTGCTCTCCGGTAACACTTCGGGGCTCACTGCCGATCGGATGCTCACGCTGGCGCGAAGCGGCCAGTCCGCCGGACTTACGTTTAATCAGACGAGCAAGGCACTGACAGAGCTGATCAACGCTGGCGTGCGTGCCGGTGCCCATTTTGACGACATGAGTCAGGCCGTTGCCCGCTTCACCGAAGCATCGGGTGTACCAGTCGATAAGGTTGCCGCTGCGTATGGCAAGCTGACAACTGACCCGACATCCGGGCTTATTGCAATGACTCAGCAATTTCACAACGTCACCGCCGAGCAAATCGCACATGTTGCCCAGTTGCAGCGTGCCGGTGATGAAGCCGGGGCTCTTAAGGCGGCGAACGATGCTGCAACAGCCGGATTCAACGATCAGACCAAATCCATCCGGGAAAACATGGGGTCGATTGAGACGGCTGCTGACACACTGAAGCGCGCCTTCAAATCAATGTGGGATGCGGCGCTAGATGTCGGTCGGCCTGATACTGCGCAGGAGATAGTGGCAAAAGCAGAAGCGGCATTCAAGAAAGCCAATGAGATATGGACACTTCGCAAAGACGATCGCTACGTCAATGACGAAGCTCGCGCCCGGTTCTGGAACGACCGCGAAGCGGCCCGTTTGGCACTTGATATGGCTCAGCAGCAGGCGGGAATAGCTAAAGCGAACGAGGTAAGTACCTCCCGCGAAGCAGTTGCGGAATCTGACCGTCAGAAGTATGCAGCGCAGGCACAGGCCAATTATTCAAAAACCCAATCAGCACTGGAAAAATACACGGCCCGTCAGAGTGAGCTCAACAAGGCACTGAAAGAGGGGCGGATCCTTCAGGCAGACTACAACATCAACCTGGCGGCAGCCAAAAAGGAATACGATGACTCGCTGAAGAAACCAACAAAAATCAGGACGCCGGGTGGCGCAAGGCTCACTGACAGCACCAGTATGCAGACACTGGAGCTGCAGACGCAACTAGAGGTGTTGCGCCAGCACAGTGATATTAACGACACGATTAGCCAGCAGCGTCAGCAGCTGTGGAAAGAGCAGGCCAGATTTACGGTCCTTGAGCAGGCTGCGAAAACCCGAGCGCTGACCGAAGATGAAAAGTCCCTGTTCGCCAGCAAGGAGAGGGTGCTCGCGCAGGCAGAGATCAATGCAAAACTAGGTGACCAGATCGCCACGCAGGAGCGCCTGAACCGTCTGCAGGACACGTCGCAGAAGTATGAAACCCAGATGGGTGAGAAAACGCGGGCGCTGGCGGAAAGTGCCGGAAAGAGCAGTCGTGCGGCACAGCGGCGCAATGAAGAGGCTCAGTTACTTCAGGGGTGGAAAAACGGCGGCGGGTCTGAAAAAGATCCGGGGTATCAGAAAGAGCTGCAGGCGCTACAGGGATACTACCAGCAGCAGGATAAGATACGCGGTGACTGGCTGTCCGGTGGGAAATCCGCCTGGGCTGATTACGCCGATTCAGCCGGAGACGCGTACGGCCAGATGAAAAATGTCGCGGCCAGCACCTTTGACGGCATGACGCAAAACCTTGCCGACATGCTTACCACCGGGAAAGCAAAATGGGGTGACTTCACCCGCTCAACGCTTTCAATGCTGGCGCAGATCGCCCTTAAACAGGCGGGGGTAGGGATTGTGGGCGCTGTGAGTTCGGCAATCGGATTCGCTGGGGGCGGCTATACCGGGTCGGGCGGTAAATATGAACCTGCCGGGGTGGTTCACCGTGGGGAGTTCGTTTTTACCAAAGAGGCGACCAACCGGATCGGAGTAGGCAATCTGTACAGCATGATGCGCGGTTACGCATCCGGCGGGTTAGTCGGCGGCGGCAGTATGCCCGCTTCGCCCATGGGAGGGGTAAGTGTCTATGCCCCAGTCAGTGTCAGTCAGCAGGGCGGTGGCGGAGACACCAGCCAAGCTGACACCATCGGAACGGCTCGGCAGCTTCAGGGCATTGTCCAGCAGACCATCACTGACCGGCTCAAAAAGGAAATGGGGCCTGGTGGTGTACTTTACTCAAGGAGATAGCGGTGACAGACACATTCAGCTGGCGTACCCGTAAAACGGCCCGGGGAAGTGAAAGTGCCCGCACGCTTCAGTCCCAGTTTGGAGACGGGTATAAACAGATCGCCGGGATGGGGCTCAATGACAGGTCCGAATCCTGGGATCTAGACTGGACGGGAACACGCAGCGAGGCTGCCACCCTGCGCGCGTTCCTTATGTCGCACATCACCAAATCGTTCTGGTGGACGAACCCATGGGGAGAAAAGAAGCTCTACCGGATGAAAGCTGATTCATTTAGTGTTTCATTCCCTTCTGGAAAAATAGCGACTGTGACGTTCACTTTCGAGCAGGCCTTTGCTCCCTGAATATCTTTAAATCCAGTTTAACCAACCGCCTCCGGGCGGTTTTTTTATGGAGTGAATATGAGTTTCACGCAGGATATACAGCAGCTGGAACCTGGGCAGCTTGTCCAGCTGATTGAAATTGACGGCACTGAATTTGGCATGGATACGATACTGCGCTTCCATGCGCACAATATTGCCACGGCTGGCTGGGCGGCCTTCGCCGCCGATAACCTGCCCGCGATTGTCTGGCAGGGTCAGCAGTACGATCCTTACCCATACGAGCTGAAAGGCCTGGAACTCTCCAGCACCGGGGCCCAGCCCACTCCCACGCTTTCCGTGTCGAATGTCGGAAACTACGTGACGGCGCTGTGCCTTGAGTTCGACGACCTGGCGAAGGCGAAGGTGAAGATCCACACCACGCTGGCGAAATACCTGGACGCAGCCAACTGGACAGCGGGCAACCCGAACGCCAGCCCGGTAGATGAGCGCGTACAGCTTTTTTACGTAAATGCCAAAACCGCAGAAACGCGGGTACAGGTCGACTTTGAGCTGTGCTCGCCGTTCGACATTCAGAACCTGCAGCTACCCACCCGGCAGATCACTCCGGTCTGCACCTGGTGCACGCGCGGCTGGTACCGCACCGGTACAGGATGCGACTACAACGGGAACCGCTATTTTCTTAAGGACGGCTCCCCCACGGATAACCCGGCGCTGGATATGTGCGGTGGTCTGATGCCGGACTGCGAAGCGCGGTTCGGGGCCGGTAACCCGCTGCCGTTTGGCGGTTTCCCGGCGGCCAACCTTCAGGGCAAATAACCATGCGGAAAAAACTGATGGATGCGATCCGCGCCCACGTCTCAGCGGAATATCCGAACGAGGCCTGTGGTGTGGTGGTGCAGGCAGGACGGACGCAGCAGTACATCCCGTGCCGAAATATTTCGGCAACACCCACAGAGGCTTTCACTATCTCGCCGAAGGATAAGCTCGCCGCGTCGGAGTTGGGTGAAATCATTATGATTATCCACTCCCACCCGGATGTGGTGCAGCTTGTTCCGTCCGAAATGGACAGAGTGCAGTGCGACTGGTCTGGAGTGGAGTGGGGCATCATGAGCTGGCCGGACGGGGATTTCTGCACCCTGGCGCCACGTGAGGACCGGGACTACGCCGGGCGGCGCTGGGTGCTGGGTTTTGCCGACTGCTGGGCACTGATCCGGGAGTGGTACCAGCGCGAGCACGGCATTGCCCTGGGTGATTACTCGGTACCGTACGAGTGGTGGGAGCAGGGCGAAAACCGCTACGACGATAACTGGGAGGCAGAAGGCTTTATTCAGGTCGACCCGGCGGATATACGGCCCGGAGATATGATCATGATGCGCGTACAGGCACAGGTAACCAACCACGCGGCTGTTTACCTTGGTCACCACGAGCACCAGGACAATATCATGTTACACCATAATTTCGGCAGCCTGTCTGCCCGGGTTCCGTACGGCAAGTACTACCGCGACCGCACCGTTCGTGTGGTCCGGCACAAGGAGCTGATGAATGCTCAAGACACTGATTCTTGAAGGTCGTATGGCGAAAAAGTTCGGGCGCGAGCACAAATTTCACGTTGAGGATTTACGCGAGATGCTCCGCGCCATGTGCAGCCAGGTTCCCGGCTTCAAACGCTACCTGTCAGAGGGGCATATGAAGGGGATCCGCTTCGCCTTCTTCAATGGCAAAAACAACATCGGCCTTGATGAGTTCGACATGACCCGCGGCGGGGCGGTGTACCGGATTTCAGCCATAACCGAAGGCTCAAAGCGCGGCGGCGTGCTGCAGATCGTTATCGGGGCGGTGGCGCTCGTGGCCGCGTATTTTACTGCGGGCGCCTCGCTGACGGCGATAGGCCTGAGTACAGCTGCCGCAACCGCGACCACGACGGCATTAACCGGGCTAGGTCTGTCGATGATGCTAGGGGGCACAGTTCAGCTGCTGACACCCCAGCCGAAATATAACGTCGGTGCCTCATCCAGTACGGACAATAAACCCAACTACGCCTTTGGCGCGCCGGTGAATACCGTGGCGATGGGATATCCGGTACCACCATTGCTTGGAGAGCGTGAGGTCGGCGGTCCGATAATTAACGCAGGTATTTTCTCCAGCGATCAGCAATAAAAACTGACCAACTCCAGGCCACCTGCGGGTGGTCTTTTTTATGGGTGAAATATGCGACATCTTGAAGATGAGGCCCTAATTCAGGGACGCAAAGGCGGTGGCGGCAAACAGCATACCCCTGTTGAGGATCCGGACGACCTGCTGTCGACAGCAAAATTAAAAATGCTGGTGGCCGTTGCTGAAGGTGAAATTCAGGGTGATCTGACCGCGCAAAAGATTTTTCTCAACGACACGCCACTGGCTAACGATGACGGCAGCTATAACTTCACCGGCGTGAAGTGGGATTTTCGCCCCGGAACGCAGGACCAGACCTACATTCAGGGATTGCCAGAAACCAATAACGAGCTGTCAGCAAACGTGACAGTCACCACCTCAGCGCCCTGGACACGGCAGTTCACTAACCTGATGCTGGATGCCGTTCGCATCAAGCTTAGCCTACCCGTGCAGTACACCTATAAAGACAACGGCGATATGGTCGGCACGGTAACGGAGTACGCTGTTGACCTCTCGACTGATGGTGCAGCCTGGCAAACAGTGGTTAACGGTAAATTCGACGGGAAGACGACCAGTGAATATCAACGCGATCATCGTATAGACCTGCCGGCCGCCACAACCGGATGGGCGGTGCGGGTGCGTCGTATTACGCCTGATTCTGTGGGTAACTCAAAACTGATAAATGCCTTCAAGGTATTCTCGTTTGCTGAGGTGATCGACAGCAAGTTACGCTACCCCAATACGGCACTGCTTTATATAGAGGTGGATGCCAGCCAGTTTACCAGTGGCGCACCGAAGGTGACCTGCAGGCTCAAAGGTAAGCTGGTACGCGTGCCGGACTCTTACGATCCGGTTACGCGCACTTACAATGGCACATGGTCTGGTGGCTTTAAGATGGCCTACACCAACAACCCGGCCTGGATATTTTATGATCTCGTGCTGGATGAGATTTACGGCATGGGTACCCGCATCGATGCAAGCATGATCGATAAGTGGGAGTTGTACGACATTGCACAGTACTGCGACCAACCGGTTTCGAACGGGGCGGGCGGCACTGAGCCGCGTTTTACCTGCAACGTTTACATCCAGAGCCAGCAGGACGCCTACACCGTTCTCAGCGATCTGGCGGCAATATTCCGTGGGATCACCTTCTGGGGCAACGACCAGATTTACGTACGGGCGGATGTGCCGCAGGATGAGGTTGATTTTACCTACCACGCATCTAACGTCATCGACGGGCTGTTTACCTACGGCGGCGGCAGTTACAAAAACCGTTACTCATCTGCCCTGGTCTCCTGGTCTGATCCTCAGAACCATTACAGCGACACCACAGAGAGTGTCTACGACTCTGACCTCGTGAAGCGGTACAAGGTCAACCAGATGTCGATGACGGCGATCGGCTGCACCTCCCAGAGTGAGGCGCATCGCCGTGGACGCTGGGCACTGCTGTCAAACGCGCGCGACGGAACGGTATCATTTGGTGTTGGGCTGGATGGTTATATTCCGCTGCCGGCTGAAATTATCGGTATCGCGGATCCGTTCCGTTCTGGCAAGCAGAACGGTGGGCGTATCCGGGCGGTAAACGGGCGTAATTTCACGCTTGATCGTCCCGCTGACTACACCGCAGGCGATCGCCTGGTGGTCAACCTTCCTGACGGCAAGGCGCAGACGCGGACAATCACGTCCGTTAGCGCGGATAAACAGACGGTGACGGTTGCGACCTCCTTCAGACTGCAGCCTGATCCCGGCGCGGTGTGGGCCATCGACAGCGATAACCTGGCTATTCAGTATTTTCGCGTTACGTCCATCCGGGCGAACGACGACAGCAATGGTGGTTTTACGATCACTGCGGTTCAGCACGACCCGGATAAATACCGCTATATCGATGACGGTGTGCGCATTACCCCAGCGCCGGTGACCGTTACGCCGGTAAGCGTTCTGCCAGCACCGAAAAACATCCTCCTCACCGAAACCGACCACATCGAGCAGGGACTTACGGTCGCCACCATGAATGCGTCCTGGGAGCGGGTGGACGGTGCGATCCGGTACCAGGCCCAGTGGCGCAAGGATAATGGCGACTGGATAAACGTGCCGGTGACCAGCGCCCAGGGGTTTGCTGTGCAGGGGATCTACACCGGGAGCTACGACGTGCGGGTGCGTGCGCTGAACGCGCAGGAGTCAGGTTCGCCGTGGGGCTACGCCGATACGACTTACCTCACGGGCAAAACCGGCAAACCTGGCACGCCGCAGAGCCTGCTGGCGAGCGACGATGTGGTCTGGGCTATCGATATCACCTGGGCGTTTCCGGATGGTACGGGCGATACGGCATACACCGAGCTTCAGCGCGCCACTACAGATGACAAGGCTAACCCACAGTTACTGGCACTGGTGCCGTATCCGGCGACCCATTATCAGCATGGTCCAATGCGGGCGGGCGTCAGCCAGTGGTACCGCGCGCGCCTGGTCGATCGCATCGGCAACACCGGCGACTGGACCACTTGGGTGGCAGGCCAGTCCAGCTCGAATGCTGGTGATTATCTCGACATGATCGGCGACACGCTTGAACAGACGGACGGCTATAAAAACCTCGTTTCGGATATCGCCGATCTCAGCGACGATATTCAGTCAGCGCGCGACGACATCAGCAAAGTCACGACTGAATCGGCGGCGACCAAAGCAGGCCTGGCACAGGAGGTCACGGACCGTAAGAAAGCCATCACCGACGAGGCAACGGCGCGCGCCCAGGCGCTGCTGACCGAGAAGAACGAGCGCGTCGCGGATATCAGCAACGTCAATCAGACGATCCAGACCACCACCGAGTCACTGGCGCAGCAGATTGGGCAGATTTCTGCTGGCACCGGTTCGCAGTTCGACCCGGCAAAAATCTGGTACTTCGATTCGACAGTGGAGGGCTGGACCGGGAACGGGACGCCGACCATCGTTGACGGCTGGATCCGCCCGGCGAACCATGCCACCGATCCGTGGGTGCAGTCTCCCGGTTCACTGGGTGTTAACTCTTCGTCCTATCGCTTCGTTAAATTGCGTATCAGGAAGTTCGGGGCACCGGGCTGGGCTGGGCAGCTGCGGTGGCGGGGCACCGGTGGCTTCAACGACACCAATATGGTCACCGTCGCCGAGCCTGCTTATGACGCGAACGGGATCGCCACGCTGGAGTTCGATAATATCCCCTGGCTGACTGAAGCCACGATGAATCAATTCAGGCTGGATCTGTCCACCAAGCAGGATGCGACGAATTACTTCCTGATTGACTGGGTGGCGCTCGGACGGCCTACTCCCGGTGCAGGGATGGCGGCCCTTCAGGCAGAAACGACAGCCCGTGTCCAGGGCGGCCAGGCGGAAGCCACAGCGCGCGAGACGCTGGCGGCGCAGATCCGGGGCGGTTATGCCGGTGATGATCCGTCGAAGCTGGCCTCGGGCTTGCTCTACACCGAACGCCAGGCGCGCATCACGGCGCAGGAAGCGGAGGTAACGGCCAGGACGGCGCTGGAAGCGACCGTTAACGCCAACAAAGCCAGCGTGACGCAGGAGCTGGCAACGCTGACGACTGAGCAGGAAGCGCAGGCTACTACGCTGTCTGGCCTGCAGACCACCGTCGGGAAAAATACCGGCGATATCACGCGTATCGATAAAACCGTCGCTGATAACAACAAAGCCCAGACTACCGCGCTGGCTGCTGTTAAAGCCACAACCGACCAGAACACGGCGGATATCAGCACGGAAACCACGGCCCGTACGGATGGTGACAGTGCGCTGGGGCGTCGTATCGACAGCCTGAAAGTGGATGTGGACGGCAACACTGCCAGCCGCGACGCCGGTATTGTCGGCAACGTCACCAATGCTCTCGCCAACTTCATGGCTTTCTCTGATCAGCGCGTCACGTTTGCCGTTGGCGAAACAAAAACGTTGGCTGAAATCACAGAGGCCCGGAAGACCGCCGCGGATGCCACAAGCGCTGTGGCGGAGCAGGTCACGACGCTTAAGGCCACGGTTGAGCAAAACGGCCAGACTAACGCCGCAGCCATCACGCGCATTGATAAAGCCGTTACGGATCTGAAGAGCGCTACCGCGACCAGTATTGAGCAGGTCACAGCGTCTATTGGGCAAACAAATGCCAATGTCCAGACGACCAGCCAGGCTGTTGCTGACATCAACGGTAAGCTGAGTGCGCAGTGGGGCGTTAAAGTCCAGGTGGAGGCGAACGGCGTTAAACGCATCGCGGGTATCCAGCTGGGTATTGACGGCACAGGGGCCTCAAACTTCCTGATTTCAGCCGATACGTTCGCGGTTTATAACCCGACGACGAACGGGCAGGAACTGGTGTTTGCTTCGACCGGCGGCCAGATGTTCATGCGTTCGGTGTTCATCCAGGACGGTTCTATCGACAACGGCAAGATCGGGAATTACATCCAGTCCAGCAACTGGGACGGGACCGGCAATGTCGGCTGGCATATCAATAAATCCGGGTATGCCACGTTCAACGGCGTGACCGTTCGCGGGACGATCTATGCTACTGACGGGAGCTTTAAAGGCAGGGTTGAAGCGACCAGCGGGAGCTTTAAGGGCACGGTTGAAGCGACAAACTTCATTGGTGATGTGGCTAATGTTGGTGTGTCTTCAGATACTTACGTTTCAGGCGGAGGTGTGGCAAACAATACCATAACTTTCACTGACTCCTCCTCATCATCACTGAATAAGTCAGCTCTGCTTGAGGCAATGATTACAGCGTCATCTATTCAAGGGGAAGGCCTGGTAAACATCACCCTCAACATTAACGGCGATGTCCGTGACTTAGGTTCCGTCTACATTCCTGCGGGAACCGGTGGGCTTCGGATAACCGTACGTCATGCTGTTCGAAACATTACGGCAAACGTGATTACCGGGACGATTACGGTTACTGGTACCGGGACGGCAAGTAAGCGTATTGCCGCTCCGACACTGACCATTACGCGGGGCACCGGCTCCTTCTCCTAATCTCCACAACCTCAGAACCTCCAACCCAGCTCCGGCTGGGTTTTTCATTTTAAGGACAGCACGAATGGCCACACTTGATGACGATTTAGCTAAAGCCGTCACGGAAGGGTTTCGCCTGGCGCAAAGCAGTATCATCAACCAGGACCTGATTTTGTCGGGTACCGGCGACGTCACCGTAACCCTGGCAGACGGTTCAAAAAAGACGGGTCCCAGCTGGACAAAGCTGATCGCCCAGGCGGGTGCGGCAGGTGCCAGCGCCGCTGCAGCGGCAGCATCAGAGAAAAATGCAAAGACCTCTGAGACGAACGCGAACTCATCAAAGACCGCAGCGGCAAGCAGCGCTTCAGCAGCCAAGACCAGCGAAACGAATGCCAAAACCTCCGAGACGAACGCAAAAACGTCTGAGACGAATGCCAAAACGTCGGAGAACAACGCTGCGGCCAGCGCCAGCAGCGCCGCTGCATCACTGGCCGCAGCGCAAAAGCTGACGTCTGTACCCTATGAGGCTCCACCATATCCAGACGTATGGTTGCCGCTCAATGATGATATGCGGCTTAAGGAAGGCATTGCACCATATGACACGTTGACTATTTCCGGGCAGGTACTGGAGCTGCCAACAAAATCGGCGTTGTTAACCCGCTCAACTACCGGGACCTATTACGATAAATCAGGACTGATGAAGTTAGCCGATATTAATGAACCTCGCCTTGACAAGCAGGGGCTTCTGATCGAATCAGGTGCAACTAATCTATATATGTATTCAGAGACTATTGGTGCCGGAAGTGGTGTCACGGCGACTAATAATGCCGGAGTGTCTCCAATGGGTGATAATACAATGTCGCTTATCACTGAAAATACGGCGAACACTGAACACTATGCGGGTGATCGGAATATAGTTTTAACAGCAAATACAGTTTATTGCTTTTCTGTTTTTGTTAAAGCTCACACTAACTCCCGAAATTTATATTTGCGCATTGCTTCTGGTAGTACAGCTGGAGTTTTCTTTGACCCTGTAACAGGCGCGTGGTCTGGAAACGGAACGGGAGCGGCTTATGCTGATCGCGGTTTCGAGGATATTGGAAACGGTATTTATCGCGTCTGGATAACGTTCACCGCTGCCGCAAGCCAGAGTACAGTCATTCGTATTCAATTAGCGAACGGTGTTACAGCAAGCTATACCGGTGATGGAAAATCCGGTTTATATGTCTGGGGTGCGCAACTGGAAGAGTCGCCATCACCTACCTCATATATCAAGACAATATCCGCCACCGTTACTCGCGCTCCAGATTTATGGGATATGTCGAGCATCAATGCCGGATACCGGACTCTTGCTGACAAATTCAAGCGCACTGTCGCGTTTGAATTCGTGAGTAAACTCGCTCCTTCTACAAGCTATGCGGAGGTGTTACGGAACGGCGGGGTAAGCAATGACATTATTTGCCGACTTCTGCCATCCAACCGGCTTGCGTCTTACAGAAGCTCTGGGGGGATCACAGTTAATATGGATCAAACCCTGTCAGGGGTTTATGTCCATAAAGTTGTAGGAGATGTGGTTACCATTTATTGGGATGGCAAAAATGCAACGGCAACGTCTCTTCCGGTGGGAACGACACAAACACCAACCAGATTAGGTAATAACACCCCAAACTCAGTCGCCAAATTCGTGTATTACATTCGCAATCTACGTATCTGGCATCGTGAACTGACAGAAAACCAAATTAATGGACTCCGCTAATGAGAGACTTATATCTGCGCTTCAATGACGCCAACCAAATGCTCACGCAATTAATCGCGGCGGGGTTTGTGGATGATGAGAGACAGAGTGGTTTTTATCACCCTGATATCAGCCTGGATATCGTCGGCGTTATCACTGTTCCTGCTGAAGTTATCAATCCCGGTGAAGAAAACGAAATCATTAAGTACACCACCGAACCCGGCTATCACGTCAATTTGCGGGTCATGAATGACTCGCTCGATTTATCCGTGCTGAACGACTTTGTGGTTAAACCGAAAACACCGGCTCGCGTCTGGGCGTAAGGAATTAAGTTATGGCAAACAGAATAGACACGGCTGAATTAAGCAGGGCCATTGCTGCCTGGACATCCACCATCAATGACGCGTCTCTGCCAGGGGTCGGGAGTACGGTTTATGGCGGATACATAAAGTCACAGTACACCGTAAATGGTGTTGAGAAGATATCCGCCCAACTCCAGATCGTGAAACGCATCGAATGGAACTACTCCATTGCCAGACTGGTTGTGTTGCAAAATGCGGGGGGTACTGACTCCGCGCAGAACAACTACTTCGACTTCATGTCCAACGGCAATGTGCAAATTCCCGGACGTTTGTATATGGGCGGTCCAGCCGTGAGTTCGTGGTGGAACTCAGCACAGGCCCACTATGCCTCTTATTATGCGGAAACCTCCACGGATGCACCTGGCAACGGTGCTCTAGCAGGCCTTTCCTGGGGGTATCAACACGGTGGCGGGTATAACCTTCGCACTATGTGGGGTAACGTTGGTAATGGAACAGCAAACTGGGCTCATACTGCAATGACGCAGTTTGGCGACAATGGTTCCAAGATTCGATACTGGTATTTCGCTCCAGCCAACGGAGATTTTGTCACTTCGACAAGCGGCGATGGTGGCTTTGCTGGCAACTACACCTATCAGAAGTCAGCTACCTCTGATGCCACTCTGAAGCACGATATCACCTATGACGACGGCGAGGCATCTTACGAGAACATCAGGAAGCTGAAACCCTGCACGTTCGTGTATAACGGGGATTACTTCGAACGGGCACGCCGGGGGATCATCGCTCAGGACGCTTTACGTGACATTGACCGTGAGTATGTGAAGCTGGTTCCTGCTGCGCCTGAGTTAGACGAGGACGGGAATCGCTGTGATAAAGACGACACCCTGGCGCTGGATAACAATGTCATCATGATGGATACGGCGCTGGCGCTGCATCATGCTATTGCCAAAATCGAAATGCTGACCACGCAGGTCGTCCGGCTGCAGGCTGAGATTAACGCGCTGAAAGCGTAACAGCATCATGATGTTCAGCAGTAATTATTAATGGATATAGCCGCCGGTTTCTGCGCTGGTCGCTCACCTCTTACCTGTCAAGTAATACAGGTGCTGAAGTAAAAATTTCCTGACGCTGGTGACAGTAGAAAAATACGTTCTAAGATTCCTTAAGAGCAAACCTGAGAACATGGAGTTTCTTATGACTATAGCTATTCTGGCTGTTTTAACAGCGCTTATGATTCCTTCGGGGCTTATCTATATTTTGAGACAGTTAATGAGCGCCTGGTGTGACCCGGAACGTCACTAGGGCAGTGAACCCTATCTCTGGAGCAGCTGAACAGCAAAAAAGCCCGCACGGGAGCGGGCATAACTCCCTTAGCTTTGTTATCAATCCTGTGTTCATGACGCAGGTAAGTAACATATCGGCAGCATTTGCCATTACTTTAATAGCGCACTTCAGATATTTCGACTGATACAACGTCACAAGCGGAAATGGAGAGCAGGTACTGCTTATCCTGTCCGGTGCACGGAAGCAGTTCGCAAAGTTCAGGCGCAGGGCGCTAATCATGGATGATGGCGAAGCGATTTGCCAAGCTTTATCAATGCAGTAGCAGCTTCTCTTGTCGCTTTGGTTATCTCAAATTGCACAGGGCTACCGGTTTTCTGTAGCAGCACCGTTGCTCTGTTTGAAACAGAGCAACTATATGCAACATCAGATACTTTGAATTTGACCAGATTACAGCCTCGAATATTACTGTCCAAGGCCATATTGAACAGAGCCAAATCGTTTGTTTTACCTTCCAGTTCAAACCGGATGCGGATCCCCTGATTTGGATTATCTATTCATTATTTAACTCGTTTGAGTCAGGCCAGAAGATCTTTAAATAACCACTTTTATCATATTTTGAAAAAAGATTGCCCTGGAAGCAAAATATCCCAGCGGATTCTAACCACATCCATTCTTCTGGAAGTTCGACACCTGTTGCACAAATTCTTATCTCTAAAAGTTCACAGCAGCGAATTAAACTTTGTAGTATCGCCTGCTTAGAACCGTCTTTATGTATATTCTGGATCAGTTGAGGGTGTATTTTTAGCTTCTCAGGCTGGAATTTCGAAAGAAAGAATAAACCTGCACTGCCCACACCAAAGTCATTAATGGCAACGCATAAACCGCAACTTTTGAGCATCTGCACTGAATGCGCGAACTCATCAATTTCAGGGATTATTTCGCTCTCTGAAAACTCAACTATAACTTGTTCTGGATACAAGTTGCTGTCTCGAATGTAATCGAGCAATAGCTTGATCGCATCAGGTACTCTGAGTAAGGTTAAAGGCAGGAGTGTTATTGATACTCTTTGTGAAGAGGTGATTAATTTTCCTGCGGTTTTTAATAAATCTCTCTTCGACTCCAAATCAAAAAGTAAATTATTAGCTGTTATGTTGTCTTTGTCTGATTTTGCACTCAGTACAAAAGAATGTATCTGGCCAGCGAGAGGGTCTATAACTGCATGCATGTTTTCGATTATAGCTGGACTAACCGATGATACATCTATTTCATCAGATGAAAAAAACCAACTGAAACTATCAGGAAGTTCATAATAGCTATCAGTCTCAGCTGAATCTATAAATGTACGGAAAAACCTTAAAGCTCTGTCATTGTAAAGCAATTTATGTTGGGTTGTTCCACGTTGAAGAACCCTGTCCAGACACTCGTCTTTACTGAATAGTCTTATATCAATTAATTCCATGCCTGAGCGGCCAAATCGTCGATAAGGGGCATAATCGGATAAGAGTTCTACAATGTTAAAGTGAAGTGAATCCAGGCAAATCTTTTTATAGATTTGCATTACATCTGCTTCTTCACCTTCCAGGAGCTGTAAAAAATGAATCCCATTGAAAAGTAAAACACCAGTTACCCCCGCGCGTTCATTTCGGTAATTAGCTTGATTAACCATGTCAATAATGGATTGAATTGGTGCATCAGCTCGCAGGTGGCTTCGATAGATGAGAGTGGTAAGCAT